TTTCGTCAAAGAAGATTTTACTGATGAAGAAAAGAAACGTCAGGAAATGAAAAAGAAATACGATAAAAAGTATGCAGAATCGTGGTGATGATATGGAAGTATCAGAAATTGTCAAACTTGCCGTTAATGGTGAATATGACAAGGTTATTACAAAAATTAAAGAGTTACCACCAAAGGCAATAGGTGAATTTATTGATGTGATGCAGAATGAAGGAAAAGATTTCATCACAGATTTTTTGATGCACTTATCTGATGACCAGTTGAAAACATGGAATTGGTTGTCATCTGCTGAACGTCAACGTGAATATATTATGTCAATTCCTGAACAGGATTTGACACAACAGGATTTTGCAGACTTAAAAGGTACAGATTTTTAGTTAATGAAGGTGGTGGTAAATGATGAAAAATAATTTTACATGGGGAGATATGGAACTTTGCAAAAAGTGCCACTATGCAGACAAAGACCCTTGTATTTGTTTAGCAAGTGGTGAAAAACCTGATAAGATGATTTTTTCAGAAGATTGTTCAAAATATTTACCTGAATCTAAGTGGAAACATATGAATGAAAATATGCAGAATAAAAGTAAAAGAGATACACTAATTAAGGAGTATCAGGAACTAATGAAAAAGGCACGTGAATGTGCTGATGAATCAGAAAAAAATATTTTACTGAAAAAAGCATCTGACAAGCATGATGAAATTTTAATGAACGATATGGGAAGGGATAAAAATTTCAAAAGATTTAGTTAATGAAAGCACGGTCAAATAACCGTGCTTTTCTTTTACACTAACAAGTTATCAATCAATTAAACTAAGCGTTTATATAAGCGTTATATGAAACCCTGATATAATACTTTTACCCTTTTGCATGGGGAATATTATTTTGGAGGTTTCAGAAGATGAAGAAAAAGAAGATCATGGTTAGTATGCTTGTGGTATGCCTGTTATGTGTGAATCTGTTAAGCATGGCAGTAAAGGCAGAAACAACACCAACTGTTCATGTAGTATCAGATTGGTATGATTTTAAGAATGCAGTGCAGTATTCACAGGATGGGGATATAATTGCTGTTTATGGTGTTGTTGATTTGGGGGATGCTGTTAGGATCGGCAGCAGTTCCAAGCACCTGACGATTGAAAGAGGTTCAGCAGATGGTTATATTATTTTTGGATATATACATGAAGAAGTGATGAACACAACTTTTGACGGTGGAGGGATAATATCATCTTATTCTTGGATAACAAGCCAACATGAAACAACCTTTACAAATTGCACGTTCAAAAATTTTGGAAGCAAGGAAAATCTTTCAAGTAGTGGATGTGTTGGCGGTGCGGTAGAGGTTCAATCAGGTTCATGTGTGTTCAATGCCTGTATTTTTGAAAACTGTTATGCCCTTGAGGGCGGTGCTATTAACATAGATGGTGATGCACAGGTTGAAATCAATGACTGCATTATAAAAAATGGTGGTGCAGTAAGTTGTGGTGCAGTTTGTAACAGTTCGTATACAGCAACCTGTACCATATCAGGCAGTGAGATCACCGGGAATACTGTACATGATTTTGGTGGTGGGGTCAGCAATGCCGGAAATATGACCATAACAAGAACAAAATTATATGCAAATAGTGCGGTGAATGGTGGTGCTGATGTAGCAACAAAGGTTTCAGGTGTGACAACCCTGAAAGATACTGTTGAACAACTCAATGAACTGTTCAGCGGTGACAATATTGAAGTGAATGGTTGGGTGTGTGATTATGATTTTGATGAAAATATTTATATCCCGGATGTGACCCCAACAAATGAAAATGCACTGTTGAAATTGGACTATTCAGAAAAGCAGCCGGAAACACCTGACCCCACAGAACCAACAGACCCGGTTGAGCCGTCAGAGCCTTCCGAACCATCAACACCAACAGAGCCGGAAAAGCCGGATGAGACAGACCCCGGCACAGAACCAAGTGAAACCCCTGAACCGACAAAACCGGAAAAAGAAGAACCTGATGATAAAACCGAACCATCAAAATCTGACAGTGTGACAAATACAGATAATTCAAGCACCAACACAAGCACCGTCAGCAGCGGTGACACGGTGAATAGTACCACAACCAACACAACAACCGATAATTCAAGTAGCCGGGTTGATAATTCAAAGGTGAACAGTACGGGTGACACCAATACCACCACAACAACTAATACAACAAATAACTATTATCAGGCAGCAAACGGGGACACATCACAATCAGTTATTCAGGATAGAACCCCACAGCATGAAAGCAATACATATATTGTTTA